AATTTTGCAATAGGAAATTTAACTAAAATAGAAGGTACAAGTATAGTTGTTAATTTAACAGCAGATGAAACGTATGTGCATAAAGGCGATTTACCTATTACTTATTATACAGAATACACTGATAATGATGTTAGTGATGTTATTCCAGGTAGTTCAGGCGAACCATCTGCTGCTGATGAAGAATTAGATGCTCAATATGGAACTCAAATATGGCAAGTTTAAAATATGAAAAAGAAAAATAATACAGAAATATCAGTAATACATTTAGCAGAGTTTAATCTACCTCAAGTTACTGAAACAAATAATAAAGATTGGATACAATTTGGCACAGATAATATGTACCCTCAATATCTACTTGAGTTGTATAATGGAAGTAGTATTAATAATGCTATTATTAAGGGCGTAGCTGCCATGATATACGGAGATGGAATAGAAGCTACTGATAGACAGGATAGTGATGAGCATAAGGAACAATGGTTGCGATTAACCTCATTACTAGGAAACTCTCAAAAAGACCTTTTAAAATGCTTGTCGTTTGATTTAAAGCTGTTCGGCATGTGTTATGTTAATACGATATGGAACAAGCCTAGAACTAAGATTGTGGAAATGTACCATATCCCAGCTCAATATATAAGAAGTGGAAAGACTGATAGTTATGGTAGTGTAAATGATTACTATTATTCAGCAGATTGGACTAACTTGAGAAAGCACAAGCCAAGAGTTTATAAAGCGTTTGATGAAAAGGACAGAACAAGTGCAAGTCAAGTATTATGTATCAAAGATTACTCTCCTGGAAGTTATTATTATTCACTTCCTGACTATCAAGGTTCTACTTCTTACATTCAATTAGATATGGAAATCGCACAGTTTCATCTCAGTAATATCAAATCAGGAATGTTTCCTAGTATGGCTGTAAATTTTGCGAATGGAGTGCCAACAAGAGAGGAGAGAAAAACTATTGAAAGACAGATAAATTCTAAATTCGGAGGAAGTGGTAACGCTGGGAAGATATTAATCACTTTCAATGATGGGAAAGATACAGCTCCTGAAATAATTCCTATAAATGCTAATGATAATTCTGATAGTTATCAATTTTTATCTACAGAAACTACAAGTAAAGTCTTAACAGGACATCGTGTTACAAGCCCCCTCTTATTCGGAGTAAAAGGAGATGGGGGTGGATTTGGAAATAATGCAGATGAATTGAGAGATAGTTATTCTTTATTTAATAATACAGTCATTAGACCCTTTCAAAACACGCTTTTAGGGGGTTTACAGCCTATTTTTAATATTTGTGGCATAAACCTTGATTTGTATTTTAAATCGCTTAAACCTGCTGATTTCATAGACATAGAAAATGTGGCTAAAATTGATGAAGATGAGCAAAAGAAAGAGGGAATAGATACAGGAGATGAAATAAAGAAAGAATTTACTGAATTATCTAATGATGAGTTTGATATTTTATTAAACAACTTGGAGGGGGAACAAATAAATGAGGAAGAATGGGAAGTTGTAGATGAAAGAGAGCAAGGTACAGGAGATGATTACGAAGAATGGGCGGATAGATTTATACAAAAAAGAGAAGATTTTGCTGCTGATGAAATTAAAAGTAATGAAGATAAATTCAGTTATTTAGATAAATCTTATTATAGAGTAAGATTTAAATATGCTGTTGGAACAACAAAAGGAGCAGGAAGTAAGTCTAGACCATTTTGCGAAAACATGATGAGATTAAGTAGAGGGGGCTTTGTTTATAGAATAGAAGATATAGATATAGCTAGTGAAAAGGGAGTAAACAGGCAATTAGGACACAAGAAAAAGCCTTACGATTTATTCAAATTTAAAGGGGGAGTTTATTGCAGACATAAATGGAATGAGATACTATATAGACTAAAAGAGGGAACTGAATTAAAAACTGGTCAAAGTTTGGATGAAGATTATAAAAAAGTAGATAGAATTCCAACAAGATATAAAAGAAAACCAAAAGGATTAGAAGAAAGTAAAATAGCTCCGTATAACATGCCAGATAACGGACATTATCCAGGAGTAAAATAAATTAAAATATGGCGATACAACATACACTTTTTATAAGTACAAACAGATTGAAAAAAGATTCAGCTCTTGGTGGAAGCGTAGATGACAATTTACTACTTCCATATATACTAATGGCACAAGATAGATATATATTGCCTGTGCTGGGTACTGATTTAACTAATAAATTAATATCTGACATACAAGGTAGCAGCTTGACAGGGGCGTATTTAACGCTTTTACAAACTTACGTTCAGCCAAGCCTTGTGCAATACTCATTCGCTACTGTACTTCCATTTCTTAGGCTTAGAATGGTAAATAATTCTGTAGTAACAATGTCAAGCGAGCAGGGTTCTAGCGTTTCTCATAGCGATTTAAAGCCTTTAATTAATGCCAGTATAGACCAAGCTGAGTTCTACAGAGAAAGATTGATAGACTACATAAGAAATAATACAAACAGCTTTCCTGAATACAGCTCAAATTCAGGAGCAGATTTAACTCCTACATCTCAAAACTACTACGCAGGATTAAATCTTGATGTAGCTCCAATGAGTAATAAAACAAAGTCCTTTTTACAAGGAGCAGATATAACTATATGTTGCTAAAATTATGCTTACAAAACAAAAGGAAAAACAAAGGAAAAATAACGAACAAAAACTAAAAAAATATTTAGATAATTATGCCAAATCAAAGACTAACAGACAAAACAGCCCTGACAGAACAGGTCGGTAGTGGCGATTTATTAATGGTGGTGGATGTAAACGATACCACAGGTAGCTCGGCTGGTACTTCAAAAAAGATGGATTTTAAATACTTAATGCAAACAGATAAAATTTCATTACCTAATTCAGAAATAGATTTAGCTACTAACCCCAAAACTTTAATAGGAGCTTTAAGTGGTTATATGATTACTGTTTATAATGTTACAATTTTAACTACTTACGCAGCTTCAGCTGAATCATCTAATGCTAGTTTATTCCTTAGTTATGACGCTGGCGACCCTTCAAATTACTGGTTTTATTTTAGGCGTTTTATGAATACAATAACTGTTAATAATTCATTTAGCTTAGCTCCCACTCCAAGTATAACAGGCACCTGTAAAGATACTTTACTGAATAAGCCCTTTGTGCTATCTTCAGATGGCGATTTTAATGGTGGATGGAGCGCTGATGTTTATGTTACTTACGCTTATACAAAAGTATTATAATGAAGATAAATCACACACATATATATATTTTATTAATAGTCTTTGTATTAGGACTAGGAACTTGCAAAGCTCAATTCTTTAAATATGCTACTATATATAGTTCAGGCAGTATTAATACAAGTATGATTGAAAATCAAGATTATATAGCGATAAATAAAGGCTATGAAGAAACAACTCAAATAAATCCTTATGATTACAACTTCACAATCGGAATCCGTAAAATTGCTCGTTTCAATTATGAACAGAAACTTACGACTTGGTATTATGGGAATGAAAAAAGCGTTGCTGACAATACTACAATTGGTAATAATAGTGGCTGGGAGTATTTGTTTAACTATTCTTTTATTCGTAATCGTAGTGAAACATACAATAATAGAGATTTTTGGATTAGGTACTTAGGAAATAGCTATGTTACTAAAATACAAGCTAAAAATGATGAAAGCAGAAACTTAGAGTACATATCTTTTGATACAAGGTTCAGAATCAATAAAGGAGCTTTTGACTTTACTCTTGGAGTGGTTGGAAGAAATCATCCTGTTTATGGCGTAGTTCCTATTGAGGACTTTTGGGTAAGTGGAGAAAGCTCATTCCAGGAATTAGCAGAAGATTTTGGATATTCTACTCAATTTATTCAGGGTGGGTGGCACTGGTTTAATAATGGAGAATTAATAGCCACTTCAAATGATGAGTTTTTTAAGCATTATTTTGGTTCAGCTATAGCTCAATATAACCAAGACCAATTAAACGCATTAGGCAGCGTTTCTGAGCTTTCTATAGCTATTGGAACAGCTTATTATTACTATAGTGATAAGTATTGGGTTCACTCTTGGCTAAATGTTATGCCTTTTCATTATGGATTAGATGATTATTCTTATGATTATCAAGGTACTCCTACTGATGTTGATTTTGGATTAGTAGCAGGATGGAGAATTACAAAAAATTTAGGCGTATTTGTGGAGGGTACATATTTAGAATACTGGGAAAAGCCTATACAGGAGTTCAAATTTGGGTTTAATTATTTAATATTTTAATATGAGAAAATTATTTTTGTTATTTGTATTAGTATTTAGTTATGGATTTAGTCAAACGAATTGCGAATTATGTGTTGAGCAAAATGGGTTTTATTGTGGCGATGATGAAAGTAATTGGACACAGTATTCTCCTCTTGGTTGCGTACCTAATGGTCTTAATAATCTCTTATATCTTAATGATGGCTGGCTAGATTGTGTTGATGGAAGCGATGAGGATGGGGCTGTGCCTACAACTTTAGAAGATTGTGCCATATATGACTATGTTCCTTGTGATACTGTGTATGTAGAAATCCCTATTATTGACACTCTTTATGTAACTGAATACCTTGATTGTGTTACAGGTTTACCCTGTGGGAATACAGCTATTTTAGAGCTACTGCAAAAAACGAAAAACAACAATAAAATATATAATTTAAACGGAAAAGAGATATACAGGAGAGAAAACGTGTATATAGAAGATGGGAAAATTAACTTTAAAATTAAATAAAAAATGAAAGAATTAATCTTAAAATTTATTAAATCAAGGAAATTCTGGTATGGTTTTGTAACTGTTATGCTGATATTATTCTCAGATAGCTTTGGAATTAGCGATACTAAAATGAATACGTTAGTAATTATCACAGTAGCTATGATTATTGGTCAGGGGTTAGCAGACAAATCTTGTAATATGAAAAGATAATGGCAACAGAGGTATCGGAAAATAGCAAATTTGTGCTCTCATTAAAATCTATTGGAGCTATTATAGCAATTGTTGCGAGTTTTATTGGTATGTATTATTCGTTAAGTATGGAAATCCAGCAAGCTAAGGAATTACCTGTAATAGAAATTCCTGAGCCTGAGGTAACAGCGACTGAATTTGGGTTGCGAATTGATTTAATTACGCAGACTGTTATGAGTAATGCAGAAAAATTAGATAAAATAGAAACGCAGGTAGAGAAAATAGAGGAGAGAGTTTACGAGCTAAAATGAAATACCTTTTTTATATATTATTGTGGGTAATACCTTATCAATGTCTGAGCCAATCGCTTATAACAACTACTCAATTAAAAGATGCTCAACAGTCCAGCGAACCAATTGTTATTGAGTTTTGGGCAGATTGGAACGATAGTAACAAATGTCATTTCTTAGGCAATCTTAAAGATTGTAGGATATACAGAATATGTATTAAGGACAATCCTGACTTGGCAGAATCTTACAAGATTAAAGTATTACCTACGATAATAGTCTTTAATAAGACAGAAGTAGTAGCAACATTTAAAGGAAATTTAATGTTTCAGTTAGATGTTGAAAAGAAAGAAATTCAGGCTGTAATAGACAGTATAACAATCTCTAAATTTAGATAATGATACTTTCAAAAAATTTTTCTTTAAATGAATTTACTAAAAGCGTTTCAGCAATAAGAAACGGAGTGGAAAATTCTCCCTCTCCTGAACACATTAGAAATATACAGTTATTAGTTAAATACGTTTTACAGCCACTTAGACAGGCTTTAGGGCTACCAATTAAGATTACGAGTGGTTATCGTTCAGATGCCTTAAATAAGCTAATAGGGGGTTCAAAAAGAAGCCAACATTGTAAAGGTCAGGCAGCAGATATTCAATTTAAAATAGATGGTATAATGGACAATAAGATAATTTGGGATAAAGTAATAGAATTAGGATTACCATTTGACCAAATGATTAACGAGTTTGAGTATTCCTGGATTCATATTAGCTACAATGAAGAACATAATAGAAATTCTTTACTTGAAGCTTATAAAGAAAACGGAAGAACAAAATATAAATATCATAAAATAGAAAAAGGGATATGAAAATACTAAAAACAATATTCGGAGGAGGGGCTGAAAAGCTAGTAGAATCTGTCGGTGGTGTATTAGACAATCTAAGCACATCTAAGGAAGAAAAATTAGAAGCAAAAAGAAAGATTAAAGAATTAATGGTTAGCCATCAAGTAGAGGTAGAAAAGAATGTTAGCGAAAGATGGAAAGCAGATATGAATAGCGATAGTTGGTTATCTAAAAACGTAAGACCACTTGTATTAGTGTTTACTATTGCCTGTACTATGCTACTTGTATTCATAGATAGTGGCAGCATTACCTTTCAAGTGGCAGAAAAATGGACTGACCTTCTCCAATTAGTTCTTATTACGATTATAGGGGCTTATTTCGGTGGCAGGTCGGTTGAGAAACTTAAAAAATAAATTATCAAAAAAGACTATAGACTTAGATTAACTAAAACAGAACACGACTTAATACAGGAAATGAGAGTTTCTGAGGGTGGTGTGGTAAATAATGTTTTAGTTATAGGCGATTTACACGAGCCTTTCTGCTTAGATAAATACTTAGAATTTTGCGTATCTAAATATGAACAGTTTGACTGTACAGAAGTGGTATTTATTGGAGATATTATTGATAATCATTATTCTAGCTATCACGAAACAAACGCAGATGGAATGGGGGGGGCTGATGAGCTAGAATTAGCAATTAAAAGGATAGCTAGGTGGTATAAAGAGTTTCCAAAAGCTACTGTAATTATTGGAAATCATGATAGAATGATTTTTCGTAAAGGTCAAACCTCAGCTATTCCTAGCAAATGGATTAAGAGTTATAAAGAAGTTTTAGAAGTGCCAGGATGGAACTTTGTAGAAAGGTATGTAAAAGATGGAGTTCAGTTTTTGCATGGAGAGGGTGGAACTGCAAGGACTAAATGTAGGGCTGATATGATGAATACAGTACAAGGACATCTACATACTCAGGCTTATTGCGAACACTATGTCGGACAAAACTTTAGGATATTCGGATTACAGGTTGGATGTGGCATCAATTTTAAAGAATATTCTTTTGCCTACGCTAAGGCAGGAAAGAAGCCTGCGATTGGTTGTGGCGTTATTCTCAACAATGGCAAACTTCCCATAAATCTCCTTATGGAATTATGATATTAACAATTTCTAGTTAATAAAGTTTATTAAATATTTTATTGTTTTATAAAAAATATTATATATATTTGTTGTATAATATTTAAAACTAAAAGAAATGAAAAATATAAACAAAATGTTAAACGATATGAAAAAAGAATTAACACAATTACAAGATGAGCGAAGCGAGTTTGATAAGTATATGGAAGAACATAGAAAAAGGTCGGCACGTTCACAGGAACTAAATAAGCCTGAATTATATAATACTGTAAAGGCTAAATGGCGAATAGATTATATTGAGTATGCAGGTAGAGTTATTGAGGTTGTAAAAGACCATGTTACTGGCGATAACTTTAGTGATTTGCCTAGTAGTAGCTATGAGAGCTCACAATTTATAGGTACTAAAAAACAGTTTGATGATATGATGAGTGTTTTATACACAAAGCCACATAACCAAATTAAAATAATAGGTACTTCATTTATGGAGGATATTATACAAGGAAAGGAAGATGAGGATATAGACCATGAAGAAGTTATGAGAGAATACGAGGACTATTTAAAATCTAAGGAATAATGGCTGTAAACTATATAGAAACAGCAGAGCTACATACTTTTAGCTGTGATGGGCAAATAACATATATAGGAGGCATTGATGCTAGTGGTAATGAAATAGTAATAGAAGTTTGTACCTACCAACTATTACAAACATTAGACATACCTTATATGAAAGAAAAGTTAAACGATTATATAAACAATTTAAATGAAAACAAAAATGGTGAACAAGGCACAAAGAAATGATTATTTTAATAGAATTTCAAACGATTTAGAATTTAATATTAATGAATTTTTAACAGATGAAGATTTAGGAGAGATTACGGATTATGATGAGCTATATGAGATATTAGATAATGCAGGAGCTTTTCATGTTGAAATTATTTATTATCATAAAGCTATTAAATACTTAATGCAAAATGATAGCTCTTTAAATGTTAGCTTAGGGATAGCTAATAACATGGGCTATAAAACAGATGATTTAAATTCGGAAGTTTTGGCTAGTTTGTTGGCTAGTGAATTGGCAAGATGTGAATTTGAGGATTATAGGAGTGAAATAAATGAATTATTAATTAAAACACAATAAAATGAGTTACAAAGATATTATTATAGAACAAATGAATAAAGATAAGTTTAAAGAACAACTAAAAAGCAGCTTAGGGGATAGATATATTGATGGTAGTGCTAAAGATACTGTAAAAGATAATACGCATGAGGGAAGGCTTTTAGATTACTTAGAAAAATTTGGTAGTATAACCAGCCTACAGGCTATACAAGACTTAGGAAATACAAGGCTTTCAGGTACTATTTACACGCTTAAAAGAAAAGGATATACTTTTAATACAGAATCCGTTTCTGTGCCTAATCGCTTTGGTGGAAAAACTAAGGTTGCTAAGTATTATTATATTAAATAATAAACAGTTTTATAAAATTATATATATATTTATAAAAAGATATTGTTATGGTAAATATAAACTTAAAAGAATTAGCTGAACATCTAGCCTTAGAAGAATGTAAAAGAATCTATGGAGATGAACACGAAACTCTATATAAAAATAATTATGATTATTTTGTAGGATATGTTATGCGACCTGCTGTAAAAGTTACATTTAATAAAATGTATGATAAATATTACGATATGATTACAACATTAATAAATAAAAAAGACAATGAAATATAAAGTTTTAAATACCAGTCAAGATATAAGGGAATCTATCTATAGGCTAATGATTAGAAATAAAATCAGAAAGGTTGAACTTGCTGATAAAATGGGATTGTCCTATCCCAGTATATTAAATAAAATTGAAAGTCCAGGAACATTTAAAGTTTCTGAGTTATTAGAATTGTGTAATATATTAAATGTGGATATAAACGAATTATTAATTAAATACTAAATAAAATGGCAAAATCAAAATTAACAAATATTCAAGCTAATGGTAATTGGAAAGACTTTTACAAGTTTGATTTAGAATTTGAAGATGGAACTACTGGTACTATCTTTAAAAAAAGTGCAGAGCATAGATTAGAAATAGGAAAAGAATATAATTACTCTAAAAATGAGAAAGGTTCTATTAAAATAATCCCTGAGGGTGGAGGTTTTACTACTAACTATACTAATAATGATGATAGGCAAAAGTATATCATTAGACAAAGTATGTTAAAAGCAGCAGTAGATTTTCATTCAGGTTCTAGCTGTACTACTTCGCAAGTAATAGGTACAGCAGAAGAATTTGAAGAATGGGTTTTAAACAAAAAGAAACCTGTTGAAGTACCTTTTTAACAATGATGTGTTAATAACTAATATATAATGAACTTAATATTTATATAAAATATATTATATATTTAACACACAATGAAAAAATCAATATTAGCATCTACTCCATTTCTTATCTTGAATAAATCTCTTTTAGTTGCCTTTGGAATAGATGCTAATGTTGTATTATCTCACTTATACCAACAGCAAAATTACTTTAAAGAACAAGGACAATTAAAAGATGGAATGTTCTTTTGTACTACAGAAAACCTTTCTTGTTCAACTACTCTTAGTTATTTTCAAATAAAAAATGCAATTGCTACACTTACAAAATGGGGCATACTAAGGGTAGTTAGAAAGGGTGTGCCTGCTAAATTATACTTTCAAATAGATGAATCTCAGATATTAAAAAACTTAAACTCTAGTATTCAAAAAACTTCAATACTAGAATGTGAGAATTTTAATAACAAGACTTTAAAAAACTCTAACACTATTAATAAGAATAAAGAAATAATAATAAAGAATAATAATAGTATATCCCCAAAGGAAAAATTTTTAAATGATATTAAAGAATTAAGTCCTAAAGAATTTATAGAAGATTTCTTAGACTACTGGACTGAAGAAAATAATAAAGGAAAGATGAGGTGGGAGCTAGAGAAAACCTGGAACACATCATTAAGATATAAAAGATGGTGTAGAAATAATGCAAAGTTTGAAAAAACTAATAAAACAACAGAACCTAAATATCCTGACTACTACGATATACATTTTGCTAAAAGGCTGGAGCAGGACCAAACAGCCCTGACAAGCTATTATAAACACTTAAAGAGCTTAGGTTACGAGAAAAAGGTAAATAGTTATGATGGAAAAATTAAATGGATTAAAAGGTGAATATAATAATACATATAATATGGAATGGAATTTTATTAGGAGTAAGGCATTACGAACCTGATGAGGCTCATCCGTATTTTGAATTAAGAATATACTTACTATTTATACAATTAACAATATTTATAGACAGAAGAAAATGAAAGAAGTAGAATTACAAAATTCAGTAGTAACTTATTTAGAATATACTGGCATGTTATTTACATGTACTTTAGGAGGAGTGTTTTTAGGAAAGTCCAATTGGAAACAAAAGAGAATGTTATCAAAACACTACTCAAAAGGTGTGCCTGATATACTTATTTTTGAACCATCTAATAACAATAAATATAATGGATTAATGATTGAGTTGAAAGTTGGATATAATAAGCCTACTAAAGAACAAAAAGGGTGGATAGCTAAATTAAATGCTAGAGGATATAAAGCTGTAATATGTTACAAGCTAGAGGAAGTAATAGAAATAATAAAAACATATAAAAATGAAACCATTTAGATTTTATAAAAACATTAGAACGCCTAGTCATAAAGTTTTTACTCATTGTTTTATATTCTTTGTTAATGATGGGGAAAAAGAAAAAACATTTATATATAGAGATTTAGAAACAGATTTTGAGGGTGTTGATTATGAAAAATATATATCTAGAAAAGAAAAGGAATTATATAATAAGTATAAAACAAATGTTAAAATTGAAGGTAGTAAATTAGGATTATGGGAGTACGAGCAATTATTAGAAATGGGAATATCTAAATTGTGTTAAGCCTTAATGTATATATAGACAAAAAGTATGCCAAGCTAACTGAAGTAAGCAGGAAATTATCATCAAATAGATATCCTGATTATGAGGATTTACTACATGAAGTTATATTAGAACTATACAGCAAAGAGGAGGAGTTGATTAATGGATTAATTCAAAGGGGAGAATTATTGTATTATATTGTAAGAATTATGATTAATCAATACCATTCTTCAACTTCTCCTTTTTATACTAAATACAGAAAGCACTATAAACTACGAAAACAATATAAAGAAAATTATATATTTAATAAAGAGGGAGGTATTGGAATAGAAAACTGGGAAGAACTAAAACAAATGGAAAAAAGGTTGAACTGGATAGATAAAAAGTGCAAAGATTTAAATTGGTTTGATGTGCAAATATTTAAAATCTACTATTTAAATGGATTCAGTTTAACCACAATGCAGATGGCGACAAAAATAAACAGAAACACTTTAGGAAAATCAATAAGAATAGTTAAAAAATATTTAAAAAATGAAAGAGAAAAGTAAAGGACTTGGCGATACCATAGCAAAGATAACAAAGGCTACAGGAATAGATAAAGTGGCTAAAAAAGTATTAGGAGATGATTGTGGATGTGAGGAAAGAAGAAAGAAACTCAATCAAATGTTTCCAAACTTTAAAAATATAAGACAATTTACAGAAGATGAGATAAAGATATATGATGAAGTAATACCTGCTGTAGATAAAAAAGGAATGCTAACCCCTGCTGAAAGGCAAATAGTGTCAGCTTTATATGTTAGTGTATTTGGCGTTAATCCTGTGTGGAAAAGTTGTAGCCCTTGTAATAAACAAATAATGAATAATCTTAAAAAGGTTTACGAAAAGTCTTGTAAGATATGAGAAATCATACTAAAGTCTATATGACTTTTTTTTACTTAGATGAAAGCGATTATATAGGGTGTGAGATGTGTGGAAGTCCAGGACAGGACATCCATCATATACAAGCCAGAGGATTAGGAGGTAGTAAATGTATGGACTTTGTGGAAAATTTAATATGTCTTTGTAGAGATTGTCATAATAGAGCAGAAGTAGACAAACAATTCAACACTTATTGCCGAATACAACATTTGGAAAACATTAAAAAATATTTATATGAAAATTACATTGATAGAAATAAACAGTCTTAATCCTGCTGAATACAATCCTAGACAGATTAGTAATAAACAATACGAGGATTTAAAAGCAAGTATGGAGAAATTCGGATGCGTTGACCCTATTATAATAAACATTAATCCTGAAAGATTAAATGTAGTTGTGGGTGGACATCAAAGACTTAGAATATTAAGAGAGCTTGGAGCAGAGAAAGTGCCTACAGTAAGCGTAAATCTAAGCGAGGAAGATGAAAGAGAATTAAATGTAAGGCTAAATAAATCAGGGGGGGATTGGGATATGGATATACTGGCGAATGAATTTGATATAGTGGACTTAAAAGAATGGGGCTTTAAAGAAATAGAATTAGGTTTTAATATAGATAAGATAGAGGAAAGCCATAATAAGCTGACAGACAGCTTTACAGTGCCCCCCTTTAGTGTTTTAGATAGTAGGCAGGGATATTGGCTAGATAGAAAGAAAACTTGGCACAAATTAATAAATGATAAAGGAGAGAGTAGGGAAAACACATTAAGCGAAAGCGAGTTGATGAGTGGCATTAATAGTGGTGTTTCTATATTAGACCCTGTAATTGCTGAAATTGCTAATAGATGGTTTGGAGTAGATGGTGGCAATAGTTTTGATTGCTTTGCTGGGGATAGTGTTTTTGGATATGTTTCAGATTATTTGGGTAATAAATTCACAGGAATAGAATTAAGACAAGAACAGGCAGATTTAAACAACAAAAGACTAAAAGGAAGTAAAAGTAATTATATATGTGATGATGGGCAAAATGTTTTACAACACATTAAACCAAATACTCAAGACTTATTATTTAGTTGTCCTCCTTATTTTGATTTAGAGGTTTATAGCGACCAGGAAAATGATGCAAGTAATCAAAAGGATTACGAGAGTTTTTTGGAAATAATAAATAAAGCCTTTACAGACAGTATTAAGTGTTTAAAGGAAGATAGGTTTGCTGTTATTGTATGTGGCGACATAAGGCAAAATAATGGCTATTATAGAAACTTCCCTAATGATATTAAAAACATATTTATAAGTAATAATTGTAAGCTATACAATGAAATGATATATATAGAACCTTTAGGAACTTTGCCCCAAAGAGTTAGGAGGTACATGGTAAACAGAAAGATAGGAAAGTGTCATCAAAATATACTGGTATTTTACAAGGGCGATATTAAAAACATAAAACAAAACTATAAAGAACTACAATATGAAAGCAAAGATTTGGAATTATAATAAATGGCTAAAAGCATTAAATGATGAAAAGGATTATAAAGAGTATTATGATAAGCTATTAAAAAAGGTAGGATTTAATGTGCTTAATTTTATGGAGCATAACTTTAAACCTCAAGGATATACAGCTATATGGTTATTAGCAGAAAGCCATTTTGCTATACATACTTTCCCTGAACATGATTTACACTACATAGAGCTTTCAAGTTGTAATAACAAAAAGCATAACGCATTTATAAAAGAAATAGAATATAAAATAAATTTAATATAATGAGCAAAAAAGAACACATAAAGAAAAAAATGTTAATAGAGAGTTTAGAAACCTCTCTAGGGATAGTATCTACAGCTTGTAATAAAGCAAATATAAGTAGAAGTAGTTTTTACAAATGGTATAAAGAAGATGAGGACTTTAGAAATAAAGTAGATGAGATAGATAATGTAAAATTAGACTTTGTAGAAAGTCAGTTATTTAAAAACATACAAAAGGAAAAGGAAAGAAGTATTATATTTTATTTACAACATAAAGGACACAAAAGGGGATATATACAACAGCAGCATATAAATCTAACTTCTAATGATGAAGAAATTAAAAAGATAGAAATTGAAATCATTAAACCTAAAGGGAACAATAGTCCTACAGAAAAATCTTAATGCTAATACTAGAATAGTAGTTAATCAAGGTGGTACTAGAAGCAGCAAGACTTATTCTTTAGCACAGTTAATAATCCTTAAAGCATTACAGGAGCAAGGAAAGGTATATACTATTTGTAGAAAGACCTTGCCTGCTTTAAAGGGTACAGCCTATAAAGATTTCTTTAATATATTAGAGGAGCATAACCTTTACAATCCCAACAAACATAATAAGTCTGAACTTACATACAAATTAAATAATAATGAAATAGAATTCATATCAGTTGATATGCCACAAAAGATAAGGGGGCGAAAAAGAAATATACTTTGGCTTAATGAGGCAAATGAATTTAGTTTTGAGGATTGGATTCAACTCAGTTTAAGGACTACGGAAAATATATATTTAGACTTTAATCCCTCAGACCCTTATAGTTGGATATATGATAATGTAATAAATAGAGAGGACTGTACCTTTATTAAATCTACTTATTTAGATAATCCATTTTTACCTGATGAAACAATTAAGGAGATAGAAAGGCTTAGGGATTTAGACAGCAACTACTGGAAGATATACGGATTAGGAGATATGGCACAGCCTACTGAAACTATATTCAGACAGTTTGAGATATGTAACAATATTCCTAATGAAGCAGAGCTAGTGGCTATAGGCATGGACTTTGGATATTCTAATGACCCTACAGCTATAGCAGAAGTGTTTAAATTAAATGATGATTTATATATTAATGAATTAGTATATAGCAAAGGATTAACAAATCAGGATATAGCACAAAGACTAAAAGAACTAAATATTACAAGACAGACAGAAATAATTGCTGATAGTGCAGAGCCTAAGTCAATAGAAGAACTATACAGACAGGGTTTTAATGTAAAGGGGGCTAAAAAAGGGGCTGATAGTATTAATATGGGAATAGACATTTTAAGGCGTTTTAAGCTACATATAACTAAGAGTAGTACAAATGCCTTGAATGAGTTTAAATACTACAAATGGCTAACTGATAAAAACGGACATATAGTAAATAAACCTGCTACCAATCAGCAAGACCATTTAATTGATGCTGTTAGGTACGCTGCTTTGAATAAGTTAATGACTAATCATAGTGGCAAATATTATATTTTATAAACGATTATTAATAAATTATATATACTATTAAAATGAGTAGAGAAAGTAGAAAGGTTAGTATTCCAAAGGACTGGAATGGTATTTCAATAAGGATGTACTTACAATTTAAAAAGGTAAAGGAAAGAAAACTTAAAGAAGAAGAATTTAATTTAGAGGTACTGAGTGTTGTATGTGGGCTGGAAAAAAGAATGATTGAGAACATGGAAATAACTAGCATTAATAAGGTGTTAAAAAGTCTAAAATTCTTAGAAAAAGAAATGCCTGATACTAAAGAGCTAGTAAAAACAGTAGAATGGAATGGAAAAGAGTATGGCTTTATTCCTAACCTAAGCGAGATAACAATGGGGGAATATATTGATATAGAGGAACATTGTAAAAATGCTGAGGATAATTTACATAAGATAATGAGCATACTATATAGACCAATAGTTAAAAAAACAAATAGGAGATATAGTATTGAGCCTTATGTACCAAGCAAAGAAATACAGGATGAGTTTTTAGACTTTCCAATACTTCCCTCGATGTCTGCATTGAGTTTTTTTTTTCTTTTAGGAAAAAAACTACAAAACTCTTTGGACAAATATTTGAAAAAGGGGATGGAGAAGTTGAGGAAAGAAGTTTAGGGAGTAAATGGGGTTGGTATAACGTGATATTTTCTCTCGCAAATGAGAACATTCTCAATGTAACAAAGATAACAGAATTAGAGTTTTATTTAGTATTGACCTATTTATGTTATCAACAAGATAAAATAAGTACAACAAAAAATAAATATGATAACTTTCAAAAACGTAATAGATGATTTTAGTGATATAGCTACTAATCACTATTTAATTAATTCTTTCCATTCAGGCTTTTTAGATGAGGTGGATGTAAATAAACTAGATAAATCAGACTTTCCGATACTTTATTGTGAGCCTGGAACAGCTACTATTGATATGGGAGTATTAACATACTCATTTACTATATTTATTTTAGATACACTTAAAGAAGATTTGACTAATAGAAATGAAGTATGGACAAATACACTACAAATGACACAAGATATAATAGCTGAATTCAGGCAGAACTTAGCTTTACAAACATCAGGAGGAGATAGTGGTAAGAAATTAAGCTATGTGCCTAATGAGGCTGTTCTAGACTTGCCAATAAGTACAGAACCTTTCACAGCTAGATTTGCTAATATATTAACAGGATGGTCAGCTAGTATGTCAATACAAGTAAATAATACTAATAATCTCTGCGTAGCTCCTGTAGAGCCATCAGACAATGACCCAAATTCATAATGGCTGTAGTATTTAAATTAAGAGGACCAGATGGCAAATTTATAAAAGGAGAGGCTAAGAACTTAGAAAAGTCAATGACTACTTTTGCTTCTAATATAATTAAAGAGGGGAGGGCTATATTAAATAAAGATAAAAAAAGAACTAAAACAAATACTTTATTTAATGAGTATCACTATACAATGAAAACAGACCAAAGTTCTATTACACTAGGCTTTGGATTTGGCAAGGCTGATGATTACTGGCGATTTGTTGACCAGGGAGTAAAGGGAAAGGGATATGCCGATGCGAGTGAAGATGTAGAACGAAAAACATTAAGGAATACTACAGGAAGCCCCTTTAGTTTTAAGTACACCAATCCAAAAGGAAAGCTGGCAAATGCTATTCAAGGCTGGATAAGCAATAAACCTATAAGCCTAAAAGATGGAAATGAACTAGGAGCAGCCTTTGCAATAGGATATTCCATTAAAAGGCGAGGATTAGAAAGAACTATGTTTTACTCTAAGCCAGTAGAGAAAGCCCTTAAAACGCTGCCTAATGACCTTGTAGAAGCATTTAGATTAGACTTTGGTAAATTAATAAACAAACTTCCTAACAAAATAACGATAGAATAAAATGGCGTATTCAATAACACAAAAACCAAACCAATTAGCAGCAGCAAATAGCCCTATGGTGTTTATATTAAAAGAAACAACAGGGTCTATAATTAATGCAGCTAAATTTAGATATATAGCTCAGATATATATAAGTACAACAAATGCCACTACTTGGGAACAAAAAGCTAAAATAAAGCTATATAAAAACCAGGCAGATGTAGGCATAGTAGATATTTCAAAAATAGTTAGTACATATTTACAAACGCAAGAAAAGAATGTAGGTAATCAAGAATCAATAGATGGGAGTATTCATTCAATAGGAATAACTGATACCAGTAATGCCTATTCGCAAAACACAAGTCAATTTATAGGCGTAAAAATAGTAGGTGGATATGAAAAGGCAGCCGATGCTAATTCAAGCCCTGAAGAAACATTAAACCTAGACAATGAAATTATATACTCTATTCCTGCATCAACGCCTTATACTAAAACATCTTCAAATATAGGGGGGTTAGATATTGATGGTACTAATAATCCTTTAACAGGCTATATACCAAATAATGTAGGTAAAAGGTTTTTAACTAATGCTCCTACAGTACAATTTGTTAGAGGTAGTAGTACAGCAGCAGATAATATTGATGAATTGACAGTAGCCTTTATTCAAAATGGATTAGTAACTGATGGAGCAGCTATAGGAAGAATCTATATAAAGTATTATGATTCTTCAGGTGTTGCTATAGCAGGGACTAGTGGTGGGTCTACAGTTCATTATTTTACAAATGATACAGCTAGTGGTGGTAAGGGTACAGCTGATGATATGAAAAATAGCTTATTGTACTTTGGTTGTGGAACAGCTAATCTAGAAGAACAAGAAGATGAGCCAGATGCAAAACCATCTAATTTTGCAAACTGGGCGTACTATGAAATATATGGTACAAATGCTTTAGGTAATGCCATAGAAACTGCAAAATATTACTTTTATAGATATGGTAGTGGGGCAAGTGTAGATGACAGACATCAATCTTGTACTAGATATGATAATGTTAGACTAGCTTGGGTGAATAGACTAGGGGCTTGGGATTATATGAATTTTAGAGGTAAATCAGTAGAGAGTGTAGATATTAGAAAATCTGAAAGTGCTAAAATGCCAGGTACTTGGAATGAGCTTACATTTGGATATGACAACTGGGATAGAGGTAGGCAGACTTTATTTAGTGAAGCTACGAGAAAATTAAAAGTAAATAGCGATTGGCTTAATGATGATGAGGCTAGTTGGCTAGAGGAATTGTTTACTTCTAATAATGTACAAATATTAGCAGATAGTAATATAGTATATCCTGTTATATTAAAAAATAAAAGTTACATAAAAAAAACCAGCGTTAATGATAGGGTAAAAATTCAATATTCTCTTGATTTAGAGTATGCTAATACAATAAGAACCAATAGTTAATGAATACAAGATTAGTAGTATATAGACCAACTTTGACAGACACATTAGTCGTAATTAATAATCCAGGTTCAACATATCCTGTATCAGATTCAGAAACAGTAATTACAACAGATGGTTATTCTGCTGTAGATAGATTAGTAGCAGGCGACACGTTAACAGATAATGCAGGTGTGATATATGGAGTTATAAAGTCAGTAGATGGGGCTTCTACTGTTACTTTATATAGTGTTACAACAGCAATTCCTGATAATGCTATGCTATTTAATTTACCTGAAAAGCCTTATGATTTAGACTTACAAAAAGCCCCTAATATAAGGCTAAATCTAAATTGGTTGGATATTAAAGAGCCTGACCAAAGGAGGTCTAATTTTAGTCAGACTATTAAAATACCTTTTACTGATTCAAATAATAATTTCTTTGAGAATTGGTTTGATGTTAATTTAGATACTTTAATATATAATACTAGAAAAAAATTTAAGGCTGTAATTTTAGTGGATAGTGTTCCACAACTAGAGGGCTATATACAGCTTAAATCAATATATTTAAATTCAAGATTATATGAGGTTGTGGTGTTTGGAGATACTGCGAATTTCTTTGCTGATATAAAAGGTAAAAAATTAAGAGAAGCCTTTATACGTGATGATGGAACAGTAGATAGGCAATTAGACCACAGATTAACTTTAGCCAATGTAGAGGCTAGCTGGACTACAGGCGTAACTACAATGCTAGAAACAACGGAAAATGACATACTATATCCTATTATAGATTATGGTCATACTCAACTTCCATTGTGCGACAGTATGTTCTGGAATCCTGATTACTTAGACCCTTTAAATGCAAATAGTGAAGTTGGGATTAATAGTACCTGGCAAGGCAACGTAAATTATTATGGCTTAATTACAGCAAGTAATTTAAAGCCTGCCATAAGAATACAAAGGCTTTTAAAGATAATAGCAGCAAGGGCTGGATATACTATTACAAGTACATTTCTAGGGTTGAATAATAATGCACAAGATATAGATACTTTCTTTGGTAGGCAATTTATGACATTAGCCCCTCAATATGAAAGGACTAGAGTAAAGGTATATCAGGGATTTAGTGCATCTACAACTACTACTGTATCAGAACTTTTTGGATATAATCAAGCTTCTACAGGCTACGCATATAATTTAAATCTAGAACCTATAGAATTTAATATAATAGAATCTGATACTAATGGCATATTAAACGCTGTAAATTTTTTAGGGGAAACAGTACCTACTTTATATATTCCTTATGACCCTGATTCAGGGGATGAAGCTCCTTTTGGCGAAGTAGTAATACAAGTTAATTTTTCTTTATACTTAGCCCCCACAACTGTTGCAGGAACTACAATACAAAGTTATAATGTTACTCAATCCTGGAACTGGAACTATGGAATGGCATTTACTCAACAAACTGTAAATGTAAATCCTAGCGTGGGAGCAGCTGGGGTTGAAGTTCAATTTACTCAAACACTTAGTATTCTTGATTTCGTTAATTACGCTCCTTTTATGCAGGTAACTATAGCCCCTGTATTCGCATCAGGAAATTTAGGAAATGGCTTATTTTTAGCTGGATATTATAATGGTTCTATACAAACTATAAATCTAGGAGAAGGGCTTTTTAATAATGGAGGAATTAATGGAGAGGTTATTATGGAACACAATATGCCTGATATTACTCAGGGGGATTTTGTAAAAGATTTATGTTCAAGATATAACTTAATTGTAACGAGCAATCCTAGTAATGCTAAAAACTTAATTATAGAACCATATCAGGATTATATTGCTGGTGGAGAAACTAAATATTGGACTGATAAATTAGATGTTTCTAAAGAACAAATAATTAAGTCAACTAATGAAATGCAAAAAAGGACACTACTATTTTCTGATTTAGAAAATCAAGATATATTAAATAAAAGTTATATTGATAAATGGGAAAGAGTATATGGTAGTATAGAGCAGATAAATAATAATGATTTTGCAACAGGTAATTTTAAAAATCATAGTATCTATGCTCCTTTTATTGCTCAAGGAATTGGACACTGGGCTTATAATATGCAAGGGATGACACCTAATAATCAAGTGGCTATAGCTTATAATTTTGAAGTAGATGATAATGGAAATAAACATCCTATTACAGATGGAAAGCCTATGTTATTCTATTATAGTGGAACGCCTATTACTTTGACAGATATGGGCGACCAATGGGATAATAATTGGGAATTTAATATAATATCAGGAGTATATACTATGCTAGGAGATACTGAGGCTTTAAATGTAAATAATAAATTTCCTTTATGTACTCAATATAATTTAAGTACGATAGGAGGTGGAGTAAATTCAGCGACCAAAATCCTGCACTGGGAATATTATAATCCTCAATTTCTTACTGGCTATACTTTTAATATATTTGGCGATACGCAGAGTATTCATGGTTTTTATAATGATTACTGGGCGAGTTATATAAATGAAATATATAGTGATGAGGCTAGGATAATGGAATGCAATATACATTTAAACGAAGATGATATTGCTAATTTTTCATTTAAAAATCCTGTATATATTAAAAATACATTATGGCGAGTTCTTAGTGTTGATAGCTATGTAGTAGGAGGAAATGAAACAACAAAAGTCAAGCTAATAAAAGCTATATCTAAATTAAATTACGACTGTCAATATATTCAATACGCATGGACAGGTTCAGGTCAGATTCTTTTTACTAATATTAATACTGGTGATGTAGGATATAATGTTACTAATGAATGTTGTAAAGATGCTAATCAGACTTATTGGTATGAGGAAACGCTTCCTAATTTAGGGCTAGGAGTTTGTTACTGGGGAATGGTAGCAGCTGGAGGAAATGCTGGTGGTCTTAATGGTGGAGGAGCAGGTGGTGGAGGTGGAACTCCAGCAGGTGGAGAAGATATACCAATTAGCCCCCCTGTGGCTTTACCAATGCTACCTATTCAAGATAGTAATACTCAAGTAATAAGAAGAAATGCAAATCTGCCAGCTCAAGAATCTACATTTTATTTAGAGTGTGTAACACAAGGTTCTACAGCAGGTAATTTAAGACAACAGAACGTAAATGATAGAATAATAAATTTACCCCCTAATACTATGGCTTATATAAATGTAGAGCTAACTGGAAATATAGTAGGAGGAACAGGAGGAAATACAGGCAAAGTAGGATTCTTTGAGTATTATAGTGTGTTAAAAAGCCCAGCAAGTAACGAAAAATCATACGCAGGTTCAACAAGTCAATACAAAGATAAGGAACAAAGAGATAATGACTTCCCTGAACCTACAGTTGATATATCTACTTTTGGTTCAGACAATAGCTTAAAATTAACTATTACACATTCAGGCAATAATACAACAAACTGGCTGGCAAAAGTAAAATTATTAATTACAGGTATAGCCCCAAATGGAGAGCCTATAGGAGAAATTGCTATTTTCCAAAATGGTTCAGGCATACTTTATCAAGACTTTGGATTTTTATTATGGAATTAGATATAAAAAAATTAGCTACTATGATTCCTCTAACATTAAATATTGTAACTAAAATAGATTTAGAGGATGAAGAATTACACTTTGTATATGGTCAAGAGGAATATACTAAAGATGTAGAAAAGGTAAAAAAACAATTTAAAAGACAACTAAAAAAAACATTTAGATTATGGCATTAGGAATGAAAGAATTAGTATTATTTTTTAAGGCAGACACAAAAAAGGCTGAAAAAGATGTAAACAATTTAAGCAAAGGATTAAATAGTGTTGGCACAAGTGGAAAGGTCGCATCAGGAGGATTGAAGATGATGGGTAATGGATTTAAATTTATAGGTGGAGCTTTAAAGGCAGCAGGGATAGGATTATTTGTCAGTCCT